ATACTTATTTATACGATATCGGAATTAGTTGACTTATTTTTTAACCAAACTAAATTAAATATGGAAGTATTAGATTTCGTTTTACACTATCCGTTTTGGGTGGGTGTATTAGTAGGGTGGAAAGTATTACCTTACGCAGTGACATTTTTCAAAAGGTTTATTAAATTATAAACTGAGACCCTCTACTTAAAACGTAGGGGGTTTTTTATTTGAATTTGAGATATTTATTAGTATGAAATTAAAAGAATTATTAGTAAAGATGTATGAGGGGCATTGTGAAAGATTACCAGACGAATCCGATGATGATTACTTGCAAAGATGTGGTAATGATATGTTTAATCAACAATTCGGAATAAGTCAGTTATCTAATATCCCCAATGTAATGAAATCAAAAATAGTAATACCTAACAAGATTAATCCTAAATAAGAATGTTAAAAGAGCATGTATATAATGATTCCGCAGATGACTTTGGTTGTTCAGTAGGAGTGGCTCATATTACAGGATATAAAAGTAAAAAAGATAATATAACAGAATACTCAAAAGAAGATTATAAGGAACTATCGGATGAATTAGATATTAACGATATAATAATTGAAGCGATAGACAGAGGCATATATCAAACCCTTATGAGAGGAGTTCTTAAAAGTGAGAAGGATGGCAGAAAATTAAAGCCTCTCACTATATATAAAAAACAATTAAACAATGGCATCGGTAAAGTTTTCAAATCATCCGGAAAGGTATTCTAAAAAAGATGGTAATTGGGTTATAAACGCAAGCACTGGTTCATACATAACCGAACCATATGTATTCTCTGCCAAAGAAAAGCAAGTAGAGTTTTTACCTATATTAAACAACGAGGTATTAGTTATTGTTAAGATAGAAGAAAGATATCTTTGTTCACCCCTTACACTACAAGACTTAAAGGACAATTCGGAAGAAAACCCGCATTGGTGGTATGATGTTCGACATGTTGTTCAAACTCCATCCCTTTCAGGTTCAGTAGAGATAGGAGCAACTGTCCCTATTATAGAATTAGATATGGAAACTATAATAGAACTAGCAGATATAGAAAGCACTCTTATACCCTACGCGGGAGTAAAGGATGTAACCTGGGTATTTGAAGGAGATTCCGTATTAACCCCCAAACTAATAGACCAATTAAATTATTGTCTAACTAATGTAACTAAAAGACCTGCCGATGAATGGCAGTTATGGGATTTAAATCTTTCTGCTGACTACTCTATCAACCAACTTAAAATAGAAGCTCCTACTACGGAGGGTGCATCGATTGATAAGGAAAAACTTGCTAATAACCTAATGGAGATAAATAAAAGAATCAAAGGATTAAGAATTGATTTTAATAATATCAAAAACATATTCTATAACGGAGAGAAAGGTAAAGATATGGTATCGTATTCCAATTATCAATCCGCTGCCGTTGGTTCTCTTGCTCCTGAAACGGCTATTAAACTTTCCGATGTTGCACCTGTTGTATTTAAAACAAGTGAGATTGTCGAAGTTAAGACACCACCTTTCCAAGCTCAAACTGAGGCCGCCATCAATGATATTACTACTGATATTACGGCTGCATCTACTGGTAGTTTTGCAACTCGTCTATTTCGTAATCGTCCAACCATTGAAAGATAACAAATACGTAAGATTTTTAATAGTATTGGCAACGTATTAGTTGTTATAATGATGTTACCTGTGTTTGTAGTGGGTATAGTTGGTTCATTTCTTTATTGGAGTATAAAGTTCCCCTTTTGGTATTTGAGTAGAAAATTGAGGAGATAACTATCAATAGGGGATATCCTAAAAATTTCTTAAAAAACGACCTTTCCCCCTACCCCCCAACCCTTTTATTTGGTAATGTAAAATATTTATTGTATATTGAATTAAAATAGATTATAATTATATTTATAGAGGAATATAAATAACAAAAACAATATGAGAACAGTATTAATAGGTTCGGACTTTATGTACGATAAAGATGGTAATTTAAAACCAATCGAAATAAATACAGCAGTAGGTTGGGATGGCCCCCAAAAGGTAGAAGATGATATAGATTGTTTAGATTTAACAAGTTTATACCAATTTGTTGAAACTAAAGGATTTACATCTATACATTATGTGGGAGAAATTGCATATTTTCATAAAACATTAGAAGCACATTACTCTGGAAGTTCGGTTACATATGAATTTCACGCTGTTGGTGGTTTTGCCATCACAATACCATTCATAGAGGATAATGACGAAACATTAATTATCAGAAGTGCATATGACACAACCGCATTAGTAGATGATACCTATTGTAGAGATAAGGTGGAATTTATGAAATTAATTGAATCCCAATCATTTGGTTCTCAATTTGCATATAAAAACGAATCAAACCAATTAGTATCAAACATTACAACTATACCAGATAATGGAGTGCACCCAAATTTTATTTTAAAATCAAGATATCCTGGTTACGATAAGGAAGTTTATCCTAAATTTTTTAAAGTATCAACACAAGAAGAATTAAACGTAATTTTAGAAAATGTAACATCTGATTATTTGTTAATGGAGAATTATTGTAACACTACTAATAATTTTGAAGGACATGTAAAAGTAATAAGAAGTTTGAATATGTTGTATCCAACAACACTAGAATCAATACAAATTGGACAATATACTAAATTTAATGAAAATATAACTTTTTCTGATGTAGAATATGATTCAGTAACTTATATGTTAAATTCGGAATATAGAGATAGTTATCTAACCGCAACAAGGACTAAAGGATTACCTAAATTGTTAGATACGGATATGGTAGAAATGGCTGATGGCACATTCAAAACCACATTAGAATTAAACGTTGGTGATTTAATTAAAACAATCGATATACCAAATCCAAATGGTGTTGATAATACATCTTATCTTACAAATTTTGAAATAACATACGAAACACTTGTATCGGGCACAACCTATTCAACAAATAGAATTACTAATAAAAAGAGAGTTAATATATTAACGTATATAAATAAATTAACTTTTGATGATAATAGCACATGGGAAGACACGGGTGGTTCTTCTTATTTAATTGAAAGAGATAATGTTATACAATTTGAACAATTATTTAATATAAGAATGGGGGATGTTGTTTTATTATTAGATACAACTGAAAGTTTAGTGGATTTTATTAGAAAAAATGTTGTAGAAAATATAGAAACCAAAAAAATATTTTCTGGATGGTTTATTTCAGTAGAAAATGCACACCTATTTTTAACTAAAACAACATCCACAAATAACGAATCATTTGTTTCAATTGAACACAATTATCACAATTTTTGTCCGAGTTGTTCTGGATATAGTCCTTCAGGTTACTGCCCTAAATCCGAACCAAAATGTAGTTCAGGTTACGAATGTACAAACGCCAATAGTGACTGTCCATAAACTTTTCTAAAAAATAAAATAAAATAAAATGGCAAATATTATAACAAATACCGAAATCAACACATTAAATACTACCTTAACAAGTATTGGTAATTTAATAGTGATTGCAAATAGCTAATCTTAATAATAAAAGGTTATGTCGTTTACCTATAAAACAATTCCAAATTTATTTACAAAAGAAGAATGCGACTTGGTATTAAAGTTTTCATTAGAAAATTTAACCTTAAACACTGCAGAAACCACAGGTAATAATCAATCAAACTATGATAAAATCAATCATAGAAAATCAAATGTGGCGTTTTATCCATACTATGAAAAATTCCCATTTCTATTAGAAAAAATATCTAAATTAATAAATGATAATATTGGTGTAAAGGGATTTGATTTAGATTATAACGATACTCGATTTCAATTTACCGAATATAAAATTGGTGATTATTTTGAATGGCATACCGATAGTAATGGAAAAGATTTTACACAATGTGATAGATATTGTTCTTTAGTCATACAATTAAATGATGATTACAAAAGTGGAAACTTAGAAATAAAATTATCTGAAGCTTCACCTATGATAGTAGAAAAAGGTGTAGGAAATACTATCATTTTTTTGTCAAATATAGAACATAGGGTAACACCTGTTGAAAAAGGTAATAGATATACATTAGTAAATTGGGTTGGGTTAAAAGAAAATAATAGTTTTAAAAAAACTTTATTATAATATGAAATTAGATTTTAAAGAAATATCAGTTGCGTGGTTTAATAAACTTATACATTCTAATGAATTAAAAAAATTAGCAGACGATAGATTTTTAATTTGTTTAGAATGTCCGTCTAAAAAAGAAATATTTAAAGGAAAAAAGTGGTCTCTCAGGTGTGGAGAATGTGGTTGTCCATTAGAAGGTAAAGTATATACACCCAATACATATTTGGATAAAAGTGGGTCATGTCCATTAGGAAAGTGGAAAAAAGTTGAAGATGAGTATTTAAAAGGTTTTAAAAAAACCAAAACCATCTTATAAAGTGTCTCACCTAATTAATAATGAACTTATTTGGATTTCTAATCCAAAATGTGCGAGTTTTTCTATTGAAACGGCATTAAGAAACTCAAAACTAAAATTAGAAATGTATGACCCAAGTAAGATGTCAGTACATTATCACACTCCATTAAACGAATGTTTATTAACGTGGGGAAATAAAGAAAGTATTTGTGTTATTAGAGATTGGGTATCTAAATGGTTAAGTGCATTAAATTTTATATGGGATAAAATAGAAATTTATACTGAATATACTCCCATTCGTAAATGGGAAGATATTGATAATGAATTTATATATAAAACATTTAATACTGACTTTTTAAATCATTTACATTTGATTGACCAACATGGTTATGGATATAAAACATGTTTTTTTAAATTAGTAAAAGAAAACTATGACCCACTAAAAGAGATACCAAATATAATGACATCACTAATTTCTCAAAAGTTTTTTAAATCCAATAAAAAATGTACATATGAGTTTGATATTAAAGAAATAGATAAATTTGTGGATTTTATTGAAAATAGATTTGGTGAAAGATTAATTATAAAAAATACAAATCAATCTACAAAAAGAGCAAATAAAATTATAATAAACGATGAATTAAAATCATTTATTTGGGAAAATTTTGAAAAAAGATTTGAAAAAAGAAACGAATTAATATAGTATATGATTCATCAACAACTATTATTTAATGAAGAAGAATGTAATTTAATAAAATCATATATAAAATTGCAACCTACTGAATTAAGTAAACATTTTAATATTGGAGATAATTATAATTTTACAGATGGTAATAAATTAGTAGCCACCAAATGTGATACTTCATATAGGGTATTTGTTATAGAAAATTCATCAGAGACGGAGTGGATGTTTAATAAATTATTAGAATGGTTTAGTGATGTTAATAATATTAAAATAAATTATGATAATAAGGTAAAAAAGTGTACACTACATCAATATAGTGTTGGTGACTCTTTTAATAAACATATAGATTTAAACCCCAACTTTCCAGATAGAAGATGGAATTTGGGAATACAATTAAATGATGAATATACTGGTGGAGAATATATTTGTTATGATAAGAACAATAATGAAATCATATTAAGTAAAGAAGTTGGAACAGCAGTTGCATATCATTGTAGAACTTTACATGAAATAAAAGAAATAACAAATGGTGAAAGATGGTCGATTGTGATGCCGATTGGAAAAAAACACATTATTGAAAAAATAAATTTAATATAATATATGGAAATTTATAAAAACATATTAACAAATGATTTTTGTGATACTTTAATAGAAAAAATTAAAAATGAATGTGTATTAAGTGAATCACATAAAACAAATTGGTTTGTTTGGTTAATTTGGGGTCAACAACCTAGTCAACCACTAGGTAGAGAAAAGTGGAATGAAGAAATTTATAATGTGGTAATAAATGAGTTGGTTAAATGTGATTTTCCTAAACATAAAATAATGTGGTTACAAATGACGGAATATAAAGATGGTAGGTGGTTACGAAGACACATGGATGGGGTAGGAAATAAAACATCAATAATTTTATTATCCAATGGATTTGTAGGTGGGGATACATATATAAATGATAGAGCTGTAAATTTTGAAAAAGGTGATGGTGTTGTATTTAATGGTGGTAACCAATATCACGAAATAAAACCAGTAACGGAAGGAACACGATATGCTTTAAATTTTTGGTTTCATTAATAATACAATATGGTAGATTTAAAAAATTACATATGTAGTGTTCCTTTTAATTCATTAGAAATACATAATAATGTGTGTTTTGTTTGTTGTCCATCTTGGTTACCCAATAAAGTGGAACTTCACAAAATCCCATTAAAAGATGTCTACAATAGTCAACCAATTATTGACATTAGAAATTCTATATTAGATGGTTCATTTAAGTATTGTAGTAAAGAACTTTGTCCTTATTTAAGTAAATTGGTAAACTATGGTGTGGCATCTGGTCCGGTTACACTAAAATCAAATTTAAATATTAATAATCCGATTGTAGAGAATAATACACCCAATTATTTGGTAATGAATTTTGATAGAACCTGTAATTATAAATGTCCATCATGTAGAGTAGATTTGATTGTTGAAAATAGTGAAGGTATAAAAAGAGTTGAAAAAACAATTGAAGATATTGATAACTATTATTCAAAACATGTAAAAACTTTATATATTACAGGTTCAGGTGACCCATTTGTTTCCGTTGGATTTAGAAATTATTTAAGAAATTTTAATCCTAAAAAATATCCAAACTTAAAATCCATTCATTTTCACACCAACGCAAGTATGTGGAATAAAGAAATGTGGGATAGTATGCCAAACGTTCACAAATACGTTCATACTTGTGAAATTAGTATAGATGCCGGTACTAAAGACACTTACGAAAACAAAACAAGATTAGGAGGTAATTGGGAAAATTTAATGAAAAATTTAAAGTTTATTAGTACCTTACCAAATATGAATGTAAAAACATCGTTTGTTGTACAAGATACAAACTATATGGAAATGGAAACATTTTATAATTTAATGTATTCTATTTTTGATAACAAGGTAAATGTGTTTTTTGGTAAGATAACTAATTGGGGAACATTCTCAGAAGGTGAGTTCAAATTAAAACAGATATGGGATACGGAACATCCGGAACACCATTTGTTTAAAAAAGAATTTAATAAAGTATGGAAAAACACAAATCTATTTCATAATCTATATGAGTTCATTGATTCCACACACACATCGTTAATATGATATTAAAACAAAAAATGTTATTTAGTAAAGAGGAGTGTGAATCTATAATATCATATAACAACACCCATATTACAAATTGGGTAATGGATGATAGAAAATATAATTCACAACCAATTAATTATTCATTAGATACTAAATGGTTATTTGATAAATTAAAAGAATTTGTTGAAGAAAATACTGATATTAAAATAAAGAAAATTAAAGAAACAATACATTTTCATAAATTTACAAAAGATGATTGGTTTGGAAAACATAACGATATTAGAGATAATAGATTATATGCAGTAGGTGTTTTATTAAATGATAACTTTCTGGGTGGTGATTTTAAACTACACAATCAAAATGAAATAATATTAGATAAGGTAATAGGAAATGCCTATATATTTGATGTAAGAATAGACCACGAAATAACACCAATTTTAGATGGTGAACGATTTTCATTATTGTGGTTTTTACAAAATGAACATATAGAAATAAAAACAAATAAGTTAATATAAATTTGGTAATGTCAAATATTTGTCGTATATTAGAGTATTATAAACAATTAAACTCTAAATTATGAAACAAAAGACAGAACAAGAATTAAAAGCAAATTATGACCGATTTATAGGTATAATTAAGAAGTATTTCAAAGGAGAAAGATTGGAGAAATTACTCCATATGTATTCCGAAGAAGAATTGGGTGTTAACCTTACATTATCCGCCGCATCTGGCTCAAAACACTATCATAACGCATATATAGGTGGGTATATAGACCACATCTTTAATGTATGTAAGAACGCTCTTAAAATGAGAGACCTGTTCGTAATGCAAGGTGGAAAGATTGATTTCACCGAAGAAGAATTAATATTTAGTTGTCTACATCACGACTTAGGAAAGTTAGGTGTTAAAGGTGAACTACATTATTTACCAAATCAGGAAGAATGGTCTCAAAAGAAATACGGAACTTTATTTATTCGTAATGAGAATATTCCATATATGACCTTAACTGATAGAACTTTTTTTACCCTGAACCACTATGGTATTCAGTATAATGAGAAAGAGTATTTTGCAATCAAACTTACTGATGGTATGTATGATGAAGATAATCAAAAGTATTTAGCAGGTCACGACTTAAAGAAACAATTAGTTTATAAGTTACAATTTATTATGCATTGGGCCGACCATATGTCGACAATCATTGAAAGACAAGATAACTTACTTTAATGACACAATTTCCGATTTGTAATAAAGTTAAGGTAGTTTTGTCATAACTTTGTAACAAAATAAGGGATGGTATAGTATTTGGACTATATAGAATATTATTAACAAAAAACATTTATATTATGATGATTAATGAATTTGACAGATTATTAAACAATTGGTTTGCAGAGGATGCATACCAAAACTGGACATCGGCTAGAAAAACAACAACCTATGTTCCAAACAAATTTGCAGTAGATATTAAAGATGAATCTGCAACAATTGCTTTATCGGTATTAGGGCACAACCCAAACGATATTGAAATTAATTGTTTTGAGGACAAAATTGAAATTAAAGCTAAAAAGACAAAAGAGGATATAGAACATCCTTTTAACCAATTAGTTTCGGACATTGAAGAAAGAATCCAAGTAGGTAAAAACTTTGATGGTAGAAACGCAAAAGCTGAGATTAAAAATGGTATTCTCTTAATTACTCTTGAAAGAAAAGAAGAGTCCAAACCAAAAAAATTAAC